GAATATCCCACGGCGGTCTAAGTGCTCTAAATGGCTGAGTACTGCAACCACAGTTTTGTGAATTTGATTTATTTCGTTATTATATCATATTTGATTTCTTTTGATTTCGATTATGATTGATACTGATTTCGATTATTATTTCACACTATTGTATTTGTATTTTGTAAACCACCCCCCCAACACACCTTATTGTGTTGAAAGTCCCCCTATGTTTTAGACTATCCAGCAACAAATACTGTACTGGAAAGACAAAATGACGGTAAGGATTAGGATTTACACCCTAATTCATCCCGTAACCTTAATGGTAAATGACATAGAACCCTCTTGGCGAGGCTTTAATTAAAACCCGTTCGTGCTGTTCCTACGCAAGGCAGCTGGTAAATAAAAGCTTATCTTCTACTCCTGCAGAGTGTGTCCACTTTGAAGATTTGTTAAGGATTGTGCCAAGAATACAATCTAAAACGTCCCTCGTACTATTCTACGGGGTCAACCTATTGATGGAAACATCATGCGGTCTAGTCAAATGGGGCTAACCCCCCCTACCGCGTGCCACGGCACACAAACGACTCGTTCTCCGGAAATTGGATGCTTGAATGCTCCAGAACCCTCACCGCAAAGGAGGCAAAATAATCGGTTTTCTCGTTCAACCGGCACTCCCGCCAATAACGATACCGCAAGAGTGAATAGCGTAGATTCACCCCCGCAAAACAAAGAGCTCGAAGAGCTCACAAAATTATTGATTACCAACCCACCAACCACTCCCATGGTGGTGGGCAACAACAACACCCCTTTCTTCGACGACATGGCCTCCATACTAACGAGGTGTCGTCCGAAGTCTTCTCCAGAAGATGTGGAGTCAGATGATGATTATTCAGAATATGACTCCGATGATGATGAGCCAATTGATTGGCAACGTATTTTCCTGGAAGAAAAATTTGATTTGGTTCTAGATGAACTTAAGAACAAATCATCTGAAAAATCCCCGCAAGATGTATATAATGAAAAATGCGCGGATCACTGG